AAAGCTGTGCATTCGCTTAATGGTTTCAAGGGATATGGCATCGCCGTTTGCAAGCTGCTGAGCCCTGACCTTGCCTGTCTGCGTTGCACATTTATTGTTATTTCGCTCGTTTAGTTCAATGCCTCGCTTGGCGTTGTTTTTAACACCATCGCCGTAGTCGGCATAGGACTCAAAGGACTGCTTTTTGTGGTTTGCATAGATGCTGCCGCAAACCGCAAGTCGTTGTTGTGTGTCGGGGAACTCTGCATTGGTGGCTTGGTCGGTCATGCAGCGACCGAGGAATTCATCGCTGCTTTCGTTATTTTTTGGGGTTGGTAATGGCATGGGTTACTTTGTGCTGGTTATCTTCGGCAAATTGGTCTGCCTCTTTGTAAATGTAAGTTAGTGCAGATTTTACACAATCCCCGCACCACCAATTTGTATTGGGTCGGTCGTGTGCGACAAGAATGGATTGCAGGTCTTCAACGGCCTGTGGTGAGAGCCTCATATATTGATGCGATTGGTATTGCTCCCAGTAATGGCGATGCTTTTGTGCCAGTATAAATTGTTTTTCAGTCATCGGTTAGTAATTTGCAAAATTACAACAGTCAGCCCGGCAGAGGCAAGGCCGTAAACGGGTGCAAGCATTGATTCGCATGTCGTCAAAGTTAGCACAAAACTAATCCAAAACGAGAGGCAGGTTATGCAGCTAAACGGCTTGTGTTTGGCAAGCCAAGTCCTGTACCAAAATGCTGGCAGCACACGATACTCGGCGATGGCAAGGGCAGTCAGGCTACTGATCAGGAGAGGGTAAATCAATGTGTCCATTGCATAAAATTGCGGCCTTTATTTTGGCCTTGGCTTGTTCAATCGAATAAATTATTGACCGGTAAGGTATGCCTGTTTCCCGGCTCAAAGCCTTCATATTGCCAATCTCCATATGTAGTTTAAGCAGTTCCTTGTCGTAGGCAAATGCCCCTTCCTTAGCCCATGAATCCATTTCGGCTTCTGCGATTGCCCAAAGGTCATCGTGCAAAGAATTATACTCTTCATAGGTCATATCAGCATTGGGGTCAATTTCGATATTGGAATCGTGATGCCTGTATTTTTGAGCGAATTGATTGTTTTTGCCTCGGTATAGGTTTAATAGCAACCGCACAACATAAAACTTAAAATAGCCTTGTGAATGAATTTGCACGATTTTAGCAGGGTCTTTTTCCAGCAAAATTAAAACGCACTCTTGCTCTAAGTCTCTCCAAAGGGGATCACCGCCTGTAATGGTTAGGCAAGCCTTGCGTATTTCACCGTTACGGTACAGGTCAAGGATTATTTGCTCGGCTGATGCCATGCGCAAAGATTGCATTAAAAAGGGCAGGATTTTACCTGCCCTTGTCCGAATCTCACGGATATGCCGATTATCGTAGGCTCACCGACTGCCATGGCAGCACCTATGCAAAGATGTTATTTTTTTATAAATTGTGCAAATAAATTTTTATTTTTTTTTTATTCCAAAAGCATTTTGTTAATAACGTTAATCCTTTTGCCAATCCATTGCATAACAGGCACAGCCATTGAATTGCCGCAGGCTTTGTACCTTGGTCCATCAGGGCATTGGTCAGCGGGTTTGTTCCGATAAGAAATCTTTGTCCAATCATCAGGAAACCCTTGCAATCGCTCGCACTCCTTCGGTGTCAGTCTGCGGATAGTCATTTTGTCCAATGTAATAATAGGAATGCTTATTTGTTTACTATAATTTGCAAGTATGGTACACGCAATTTTGTGCGGGCCTGTAATCCTTGAGTCCATAGCGTGATTCTCAAAGTATTGCAATTCAGGAATATGTTGGTCTAACTTGCTTGACTTTTCAACGCTTCCTTGAGTATTGTTGGAATTTTTTTGCCTCTTTTTTCGGCTCGATTTAAAATTCCCTTGCAGGCTTTCGGACTCAAATAATACCGCTGCGGCAGGTCGCCAATCTCTAAGGTATCCGACAACAAACACTCTACGCCGTCTTTGGGCCACTCCAAAGTATTGAGCGTCAAGAACTCGGTAGGCGAACCCATACCCGAGTTTGCCCAACGCCCCGAGGAAGGTTGCAAAATCTCTTCCTCCGTTAGACGACAAAAGACCGGGGACATTTTCCCACACAATCCACCTTGGCTTTTTTGCAAGAGCCAATTGTAAAAATGTAAGTGCGAGATTACCTCGATCGTCATTAAGTCCTTTGCGAAGTCCTGCGATGGAGAAGGATTGACAGGGTGTTCCTCCAACCAGAAGGTCAATAGATTTTTCATGAAATTTGCGATTAAAAATTAGTTTAGTCATATCTCCCAAATTTGGCACTTCGGGAAATCTTTGCTTTAGTACTTCAGCTGGAAAGTTTTCAATTTCCGAGAACCATTGCGGTTGCCATCCCAACGGATGCCAAGCGACCGTAGCTGCTTCAATGCCTGAACAAACTGACCCGTATTTCATGAATTTTTGGCGTGAAGGATAAGGCCAAGCAGTTTGTAATCAATACGCCAAGACTTAATTGTTTCAGCGTGGTCAGGAGTGCTGCAATTAACACAGGCCCTGCGGATGTGCATTTGCCAGCGTCGGAAGTTTAAAATTTGTTTTTTCATTGTTTTATGGTTTAGTTTAGTTTAATTTAATTAAGTTATACACGAATTATAGGGACTCATCAATAATGGCCTTAAATTGTTCGACGCTGCGAATAATCTCATAGCGATACCCGGCCTCCTCAACGACAGACTGCCACCATTTTTGGGTAAGCGACTGCTTGCCGATTTGCGATTTGAACTCAAGAAAAATTGCCCCTTTGTTAGAAAGTAAGGTCATGTCGGCAACGCCAGCGGTAAGGCCGATGCCTTTAAGGAAAAATCCATTGGATGCAGACCTTGGGTTGTTAAGGTTAAGAAACAACCTACCATGATCCTTAGGCTTAAACGCAGCAAACAATTTAACGCATGCTGCTTGCAATTTATACTCGTCTATCATTGCGGATAACCATTAGCTTTAGTAAATGGCAGTTGACATTGCAGGTCAGCAATGCCAAGGCTGCCGTTTCTGTTTTTGCGAATGATGACCTCCATCAGATCGTGCGGCTTTTCTGTGTCGTATTGATTTGGTCGGTACACAAAGGCAATTTTGTCCGCATCAAACTCAAGCTGTCCTGTTTCTCGCAGGTCGCTCATCAGCGGTCGGTGGTCGCTTCTGCCTTCGCTCGCTCGGCTTAGGGATGATACCACCACACCAAACACCCTTTGTCGCTTGCAGATGGATTTTAATGTTTTGCTGATGTTGGTCATCTGCTCAATCTTTGGCTTAGGCTTATCAATTTTATATGGCTCAATTAGTTGCAGGTAGTCAAGGTAAAATCCAACCACTCCAAACCGTGCCTTAAGCTTTGCTATTTCGCCTTCGATGCGATCGAGATTGGCCTGATGCAAGTCCACAATGTAAAGCGGTTTGCCTTTAAGCAAGTCGGCTTTAATGCCAAGTTCAAAAAAGTCATCGGTGGTAATCCTGCCGCTTGGATTGAGAAATGCCGAACCATCAATGTTAGCAAGGTTGGACAGCATCCGCTGGACCAGTTGGTCAGCACTCATTTCCAAGGTAAAAAACACAACAGGGATTTCATTCATCGCTTGATTCATGGCAATTTGCAGAGCCAGCAGGGTTTTGCCCATCGCTGGCCTTCCGCCAATCAGGATAAATTCGCAAGACTTAAATCCAATCATAATCCGATCAATTGGCGAAATAAAGCATGGATAGATTGCTTCCTTTTGTCTGCCTTCACGCACTTCGTTCATTTTAAGCAAATACTCCTTCGCAAGTTCGTGTGCAATAATTTCGCTGGTTTCTGTGTCGGTGGCCTTCATAGCTTGATAACGTGCAAAGGCTTTAGGAATGTCACGATCCTGAGCCAGTTCATCCATAATGGCTAATTCTTCACGCTGCATCCATGCTTGGTGCAGGTCAGCTGCGTAGGTTTTCCAATCGTTGCCAAATGTTAGACCATCGTACAGCCCGACAAGGTCGTTAACACAAGGCTGCTTTTGTTGCAGCAGGTGCTGGTGCAAAGTGACAAGGTCCACAGCTCGCTCAGCTTTGTGCAGTTCCACGATGGCTCGGTAAATCAAAATTTGATTTCCGGTAAATAACCGTTCAGGAATGGATTGCAAAAGCACGGCCCGGTTAATCATCGGGTCAAGCAGGCAAGATAAAAGTCGCTTTTCAGCGGTAATGTGGTAAGTTGTCGGATTCATCAGTCGTGGGTTTTGTGGTACCTGTAAACTTAGGCTGTTCTCTTGGAATAACCTGATCCTCCCAGCGTGCTTGGTTTAGGTAGGTAGCGGCGTGAGGGATAAATTGCAAAGGTGTATCAATGTAAAGCCTTGCTATGTTGCTTATGGCCTTCTGCTGGTTTTCGTGATTGAGCTTGGCAAATGCTTTTGATGCAGACTGCTTTGAAGTTTTGCGAGGGTAAGCCGTCCAAAATTGCTCAAAAATCACACAAGTATTCTTCTCTTTATCTTCTCTTCTCTTCTCTTCTCTATTGAACACGGGTTTAACCTTGGTTGAAGGTAGGTTCAACATAGGTTCAATCTTAGTTGACCTGCGTTCAGCTGACCTCCGGCCTGCCTCGCTCATTTTGGAACGGTGCAGGCTGGCCTCCTCCCATTGCAGGTCAAGAAATTTAATAAAGACCGAGTGTTCATTGCACTCAATTAATTGTGCTTTTAAAAGATAGTCAAAACTTTCTTCGATTTCAAGCTTTGCATGGTTAACGGTCATGTCGCACTCAGCGTTCCAATAGACGCAGCAGAGGCGTATAAATGCCACCTGCACCTCGGCAGGTTGTCGGGATATTCGGCCCATCATCCAGTTCGCCGGACAAAACTTAAACCAAGGTATCTGTTTCATAGACATAAAAAAAAGACCCCCAATCAAGGCAGCCGTTAGCACCAATACTACGAAACAGCGCAACCGAGAACATATTGTCCTACATTTGGATCAACGCAATTACGAATTATTTGGTCTTTTCTATGTTTCATTTTATATTCTCGTAAATCAAAGTAACCTTTTTCAGAACTTCCTCTTTCATTATGGGTTAATCCGTCTTTTATTTCAATTTCAGGTATTTCAAAGTTTGCCCAAAATAAATGTCTTCCAAGTTTTGCAGTTGGTTTTACAAATGGTTCGTAGTATGGCTTTACATTTTCAACTACAAACTTTATATCTGTGTTTTTTGTAAAGTTCTGTAAAAAGATTATTTCTGCCCACAACCTCATATCGGGCATTACAGCATCGTAACTTCCGCTTTTGCTCGCCATCATTCTTACTTTGCTGTGGCTTTGACATGGTGGCGAACTCCATATAAAATCAAACTCTCTCGAGTGTTTAGCCAAATAATCGTGTGCATCAGCAATTATAACATTATCGTTTGGGTGTAATTGCTTATAAACACTTGCAATTTCCTCATTATATTCTATTGCGGTTACTTCTACATTTTCCCAATGTTTGCGGTTTCCTCCAATTCCAGCGTATAGGTTTAAAACGCGTACTGGTGCTAACATCGGTTTGGCAAAATTGCCGTTTTGTGCTTCGTTTGACATATTTAATAAAAATTTAAACATTTGTAATTCTAATAAAGGTTTGTGTTCGGCAACTTCGCCAAGCCGTCACTCGATTGAGGGTCAGGGTCAATAGACCTTTGCCAAATTGCGTATAGCTGCCACACACGCAATGTTTACCAAATGTACAATTAAAAC